ATGCTAGCTACATGGTGACCACGAAACAACAAACCGAACAAGGTCACTGGGTCACCGAAACACACGTCTATGACACCCCACAGTTCTGGGTTTTCTTATTAGTTAAGTTTGAACCGATTCTTTTATTGTTCTTATTAGATAGTTCTTTATATAGAGACAGGTTTACCGTCGTCGGTTTTTCTGTCCTCGGCTGTGGGTTTCCTGTGGGTTCATCTGTGGATAACTGTGGGGTGTCATAGACGTGTGTTTCGGTGACCCAGTGACCTGTTTCGGTTTGTCGTTTCGTGGTCACCATGTAGCCAGCATCGTGTAGTTCTCTCATGCCTGTTCTGATGCTCTCACGCCCGTCTGGGCTAGTCCTGGCAAGGTTGACACTGCTACTTGACCATTCGGCAGGCATTGACAGCAAATAGATCAGTAGCCCTCTCGCCTTAAATGACAGCATCGGGTTTCTGACGATTTCGTTCTGAACGATCGTGAAATTTTTGGTGGGGTGTGGTGCTCGAATAATCACTTCGGTTTCCTTATCAGTCGGGTTTTAATTTCGTCTAGGTCTCTCGGTCGCCACAGATGCCATTCGGCACCAGCGGCCTGCAGTGTGTCTCGCCACAGTTCCTGTGCTGGCGACAACTGCCCGATGGCACTTTTTAGTTCTGCGAACACTGGCCCACCAAATCTGTGATGCACCAGGACTAGATCAGGGAACCCAGCCATGCCGGCCACAGGGGTCATCCACCTGCCGTTTTTTAGTTGCACATTCTTAGAGTGCTGCACCATCCAGCCGCAGGTTTTAGCCAGGTCTATAACGACCGACTGAAATGATGCCTCGCTAATTCTGAATGCGTTAACCATCAGTGAACCTCCGACCAGAATTTAAGGCCCTCAGTGATCGGGATGAGATCACGGGCTTTTAGCATCCACGAATCGTTCAACGCTTTAGGGCCGTACATTCGAGTGCCTGTGCTGGTGTAGTAAGGCAAATCCTCACCCTGGTTGATTACCTCGGCGTGTTTCGCTGCGTGTTCTAGGAATGTGTAGCCGACAATGTGGCAGGTGTGCACGTTGCCGAAATTTTTTGTTCCCGATCGTTCAGCGACCACGAAAATGTAGTAATCGGGTTTGTGTTCATGGTTCAGGTCACGTTGGTGGATGTGAAATGTGGTGTGGTCGTGTGGGGGGCTGGTGCTGTTGATCGTTTTCACATCAAGTGTGTCGCCGTTTGCACAGCGTAAATCCACGAAAATTTCGTCGGTCGCATGAACCAGCACTTTTTTGTAATCCATATATTGCTCTACGACTAGTTCACCCAGGATGCCGACCAGTTGATCAAACACGGGCCTGGTGGCAAATTTCATTTTCCACTGCTGCAAATTGTTTGCCTGGCGGTAATCGAAACCACCTACCGAATGTTTAATGATCAAAATGGTGCCTCCTCTGATTTGGCTGCCGTTTCTTTTAGCGTGTTAATTAGGTTTGAACATTCGCTGAGGGTCGCAGGTATTTCGCCCTTATAGCCCAGTGCTTTTAATAGGCGTTTCTGTGCATCACTGGGTGCCTTAATTTGTCCGTTCGGGGGGGACTGTTTCGGTGCAGGTTTGTCAGTGTTGACTGTCCGCAAACTGGCAACGATGTCAATATCTGGTGTACCTCCACCTGCTGCACGCACTTCATCGGCTGAGGCCATACCGCCACTGATACCGATGCCCATGTAGCCCAGGGCACGACCCAGGGCACTGGTGAACCCCACCATTCGTTCACTGCCCCTGGTGAATGGGGTGCGGCCAGGAACAGGTTCACTAGCACTAGCGATGCTGGGCAGTGTGTCGTCGGGTGATCGCCACACAGTGACTGTGCAGACCATCGTGTCACCGATCATTTCAAAACCTGTTTCCTGCACTCGAAGTTCCGGCCATTTAGCCAGGGCCTGAATCATTCGCACGTTTACTGGCATATAGTTACCTAAATCCATCATGCACCTCGGTTTCGGTCGTAGGCGATTCGCTGTTCGGCAGTCATGTTTGCCCACCGATGTAGTTCTGCACAGCGTGATCGGTCGTTCGGGTTCATGCCCTCCCAGTCGCCAGCCTTGCCACAGTCCAGACAAATGCCCAGCAGTAACGGTTGCATTCGCAAATCAAAACTGTTCAGTTCTTTTTCGCATTGTTCACAAATAACGATTTCCATCAGTAACCCTCTCCATCTATGAATTCGTTTGTGATCAAACGAAATTTGGTTTTCTTAGATGGGTGGTTACTCAGGCATCGTTTGCAGATAACCACCCAGCGTTTCGGGTCGTAATAACCCATTTCTGTGCCATCAACTATTTCGGTGCACTGTTCGCACGTTGCCGATAACGGTCGGTCATTCACGGTATGCACCCAGCCTGGCACTGATGATCACATCGATGGTCTGCTTACTGAATGATGTCCAGTCATCAGTGGCCGCAATAATTTCTGTGAGTGCATCGGCCATGTTCATGGCCATTTCACCGAGTTTCGCTATACGCACACGCAGTGCTGCGATTTCTATATCTTTTTCGTTCACTGATGCCATCAGGGCATTCAGGTCAGGGCTGTCGGGCACTTTTCCTCCTATGTTGATTTCCAGCCACCTTACTCGGTCGGTGTGGCACCGTATTTCATTCTCAGTCGTTCCCGTTCGTGTGTGCCTCCCCATATGCCTGGGCATGATCTAGGGCTGGCAGATTCGAGTGCTAGGGCATAGTTCAGGCAGTCAATGCGAACAGGGCAGGTTGCACAAATTGCTTTAGCGGCTGCGATATCGGCACGCAAACGAACGCCTGGCTGAGGGAAAAATAGATTAACGTCGTAACCCTTACAGGCACCCTGTGCCATCCATTTAGGCCGTTCAGTCACAGTTCATTGACCAGGGGTCAAATCCACACCGACCAGTTTCGGTGACTGATTCCCACAGCAGGTAAGCAAATCTGAGGTTTAGTGTCGGGTCTGCCATTGACTGTTCGAGCGGCATTGCAAACAGTTCCTCCACCCACGCACGATGTGTTCGTGCATTGATTTGTGTCAGGCCGTGATCGTTTGAATCTGAAATAACATTTGGCAGGCACCTGGATTCTTTCCACATCAGCCTGGCTAGTTTCTCTAACACTTTTTGATCGTTTGGCCATCCCACACTGACTGCTGTCGGTAACCATTCTTGGCATTTAGTTTCAGGGTCAACTGCAACAACAGTCGTGAATGTGGCCGGCACGACTGTGGTCGTGGTGGTCGTGGTCGTTGATGATTCGGCGTTTATTGCCTCGATACGTTCTGCCTGTTGTTGTGGTGACAGTTGCGTGATTTGCACTGTCTGTGGCACACGCACAGTTGTCACTGGGGCCACAGTTTCTGTGGTTCCCATTGCTGCTATCAGGCACACACACCAGGTGATAACGGCAACGATGGTAAAGCGTTTCAGGTTCATTTTGACTCCTAATGTCGGGGTTAGGTCACTAAGGGTTTACCGACTATTCGACATGGTGTCAAGCACCCAGCAGTTTGCCCCAGGTGACAGGCCCGACGACACCATCAACTGTAAGGCCGTTATCTATCTGAAACTGCTCTACAGCGATTTGGGTATTAGGGCCGAATCTGCCGTCAGTGACTAGCCCTAGTTTCTGTTGCAGGATTTTGACACGCTCGCCAGTGCTGCCACGCTTTAATGGTTTGCCACTGAACTGTGTCTGTGGGGCTGGTGCAGTCGGTGCGTTTAAACGTGTTTCTATCGGCGTGTTATTGCCCCAGTGCTCTGGGTGGGTTTCAATGTGTAGCCAGTTGCCACCGTTGCCTGGTGGGCGATTAATCCACCCTGTTCCGGCTTGCCAGTATCTTTTCTGTGCGTAGTCGTGAATTCGCTGTATTCCTAATTCGGCACTGTTTTCAATTAGCCAGGGAATGACGACAGATTCGATGTGTGCCCTATCTGAATAACCACAGTCACCTGCAGCACCATAGGCGTGACTTGACCAGGCCGTACCGCCTCTGATGGGTCGTTTGTTGTAAATCCCCAGGTTTGTCATTTTGTGGTTATGTCGCAGATAGTTGATGATCACGCCCACATTCGGACTGGCTGTGTTCATGGTGGTTTTATCGGGGCTGGGGTAGCCCCTCTGATAACTGGTGAATTTATTCGCTACTGTCATTTTTGTTTTCCTTATCTTTTAAGCCATTACTGGCAAGTATTCCCGATAGAGCACCAGTCAAAAAGAGCATCATGGGTGCTAGTAACGACCAGGCCGATTCGTCGTTTGGTGACACTTCCAGTGGTTGCACGACAAATAGCAGGCCATAGATCAGTGATGCTGTACTCATCACGAATGTTAGTGACAGTGTTACGCCGACGATCAGAATCAGTCGTGCTTTAATTTCGCTGTTAGTTAGGCGTTTCATTGTTGACACCTGGGGGCTGTGGGTTGAGTTTCGCAGGTGTCACGCACACGGTCACCGCAAGAAGTAACAACCAGCATTAGGGCCACAGCCAAAACAGCAACAGCAACAAGCGTTTTCATGGCATTGGGTGGTTACTGTTGTAGACACCTTCAATGACCCATGCTTCGTATTCTTCGTCTGTCATAAGTCGTTCGGTGTCGTCTACTTGTATAAACACTGCGTCTTGTGGGTATAGGGCTTTATATTCTTCGGGGGTCATGTCTAGTTCCTGTATCCGTAAACTTTAATTGTTCCGCCTGTAATAGTTCCTGCACCTACTAAAATTGTAAACGCCGTGTGTGATGTTGCCGAATTATGAAACCCACTATGGAAACCAGCGGCACCTGCTGTTGAACTGTCGATGTATGGGTTGCTAATTCCAGTTGTTTTGCTAGCAAATGGGTTCAACACTTCAATGTTTCCAGTTAATGAGTTTGTTGTGCCTACGCCCGCAAAGGAAAAACTGGCCCCGTTATTTGTTCCAAGAAAACTGACGGTCACACCAGAATATGCACCATAAATCAGACCTCCATAATAACCAGTTGCAGAAGCACTAAGTCGCAAACCGATTGAAGTACCGACAGACGCTACGCCACCACTAATAATAATTTTGTAGTTGTCGTAGTCAGCCGAAAAAGCACCAGTCACGGTCACGCTAGACACAGCCGTACCGATCGTCTGTGTTTTGACAAGCCACAAACCAACACTGTTCATTTCGGCGGCTGTTAAAACCTGGCCAGCGTTAAATGTGGGGTAAGTCATAGCGGTTTTTCCTTTACCAGCCCAAACGGCTTGTGTCTAAGATACCCAAAACAGAACTGTCAAGGGTAAAAAATTGGTAGTACTGCAACGGACTGAATGACATCACGAACTGTGTTGAATCAGGGGTCACGTTGATTTGTGCACCCTCCATGATCACAGGTGTAGTCACTAAAGACTTGCCTGGTGCCTGGTAAGCAAGATTCACACACCTGTTAAAACTGCCCCAGCATTGCGACAGCCACGATGTCAACGCTGTGGCATTCTGGGCGACATCAGTCAATGTGCAGTTAAACCTGAGTGATGATGGGTCACTAAAATTGTTGACCACCCAGTCGGCGTTACCTGATGCCTGTGTCGTGTCGTAGTCAACTGTTGCAGATGAATAGAACGCTGTGCCATAAGTAGTGACAGATGAACTGTTCACCGATGTCTGTGATGCAAGGCCATTAGGTGAAACAGTTGCTGTGTTGATGAACTGGGTGCCGTTCTGAATCCTGTTGAAATCCTGATATGCGATCTGTGTGCTTGATGTGGTGCGGCCGATCGTGGTAGCGATCGGTGACAAGGTAGATACATACCCACGAGAAATAGGGTAGAGAACCGACCCACGAATGACTGCATAGCCACGTTCTGTAGTTTGTAGCAAGTTCATGTAGTTATTAACTGTGCCTGTGTAAGTAATACCTGCCGCTATCGAATTGCCCTGGATATAGCCGACCAACATATCGTTAGGCAATGGCCCGAATGAGGCTGCCTCAAACAGTTTCATTTGATAACCAGTGTCTAACTGGGCTAGCACAAAACTGTTGCAGTTCACTCGGCCGGCACGACTAATCCAGTCCACTGCCACAATGGTGGCTGTTGGTAGTCCTGTGTCGCCTGGTTCGTCGTTATAGGTAATTTCCTGCACCCAGTAATCACATAGATATTCGTTAGAGAATGTGCCTGAATAAACCCTGATATAGGTGCCGTAAGTAAGTCCTGCCGCATAGTCCCCTGTGTTGTTGATGGTCAAAACGCATTGACCACCAGAGTAGGTATCTAAGTATTTTTCTCGGCCGACCGTAATGTTCATTGATAGAACACGACTAGTGATGTTTGTGGCACCGTTGAGAATTGTCCAGGAAACTTTTGCCATCACATTGCTCGAGTGTTTAGCGTTACTGGGCCTGACTGGCGAACGTATTGCTGAAGTGCTCGAACGATGCTGTTCGGGTCGCCGCCGTTGACATTGACTGTGATCGTGTTACCACCGAAACTGCCGAGACGGTCTAAGGGTATTACTGCCTCACTGCCTGCCTCACCGATCATGGCAATGGTCGGGCCTGTAACGATTCCACCCTTAGCCAACATCGGGATTTGGGGTATGTCTGGTGGGTTAATAGTTGCCGAGAAACCAAACGCCGAAATTTTGAATTCAACCAGGTCATTAATTTTGTCAATGACTTTTGAGTTAATGAACTTGATAATGCCGTTAGCGAACGATTTGCCGATGTCCATGCCTTTTTCACCCAGCCCCTTTAAGGCTGTCACTAAAGCATCTATTAACGCCTTCCCCATCTGGGCACCGACACTGATCATCGTGCCGACTAAATCAATAAACAGGCCAGGAATTTTTGCGATTAGTTGCACAGCAAATTTCGCCAAACCTGTGGCGGCCTCGGGCAGTAATTGTGCTATCCAGCCCAACATGGCACCAGCGAGTTTTACTGCCTGGTTCGCTATTTTTGGTACAGCCTCAGTAACGACCCAGTTCAAAATCGTCAGAAGTAGTTCGCCGAGTTTGCCGAGCATTGGCACGATCAGTGGTTTAATCCAGTCAACAAATGCGTTACCTAATTCGATGAGTTTCTCAACCAGTTTCGGCAGGCCCTCATCAATTAGCCAGTTAGCCAGGTCACCGATCAGTTCACCTAAACGCTTTAGGGCTGGTGGTGCGGCCTCCTCTATCCATGCCCACAGTGCTTTTGCACCACTGGCAAGTGCATCGACTAGCCAGGGTAAACCAGTGTTCAGTAACCACTGCCCGAACGCATAAAACATTTCGCCCAGTGCACGCAGTGCTGGTGGGTAGGCATCTTTTATCCATTCCCACAATGCTGTGCCAGCCTCAGCCAGGAACTGTTTCAGTTTTGGCAGTTGCTGTTTGACCAGATCAATGACACCAGCCAGGCCACCCTTGCTGAACGCATCAGTTATTTTTTCTACACCAGGAATGATTTTGTCAGAAATGAAACTGACGACAGTCATAAACACTGGCAGTAGTTTCGTGCCGATAGTGGTCGCCACGTTTGCGAACGTTGCTTTAAGAATTTTTTGCTGGTTAGCCAGCCCTCCACTAGTGCGTTCAAAATCGCCCTGGGCATCTGCAGTTTGTTTAAAAATTGCGGACTGTGCCGCCAGAATCTTTTGCTGTTGCGTTAACGGGCCCTTGCCGTCGTAGATGCCCTGGGCCATTGCCTCAGCCTTAAGTGCGGCATCATCCAGCATGACCCCATAGCGTCGTAGTGGTTCTGATTCACCTCGAAGTGCTGAACCGATGGCCTGAATCGCATCCTCAGGTGTCGTGTTATTGAATGATGCCAGGTCTGCAGCAAGTGTCGTGAAGTCGTTGCTGAATGTGGATAGTTCTGCACCACCGAGGCCTGCAGCCTTACCAAAAATGCCGAATGTGCCTGCAGCATCTAAAACGTTTTGCTCTGACAGCCCTAACGATTTAGCGGCCGTTTTAGAAAAGTCTGTGATGTCCTTGCCTGAAGTACCAAAAATCTGGCCGACCTTGCTGGTTGATTCAGCCAGGTCTGATGCCATCCCGATCGCTTTATAGGCACCGACACCTGCAGCGGTACCGACAGCAAGAAATGCTGTAGCGGCCGCCTTAGCAATGCCACCGACTTTTTGCCCGAACGTTTCAAACGACGACTCAGCATCACGAACGCCTCTGTCGTTATAGTCAGCAAATATCGGAATTTTGATAGCCATCAGCGTTCAACCTCTCGGCTGATATCTTGCTCTATTTGCTCGAGTAGTTCCACTAGGTTATTTCGCACGTCATCTATGTGGGCCTCAGCCTCAGGCCACATGACACGACTAGAACGCCGGCCGAATGTGGTGTCGAATGCTCTCGCCAGTTTGTTATTTGTTTTTGCCCCTGCAATATCAAAAATGACTGCTGCAGCGTTTGACTGTCTGACACTGATCGCTGTGGAAGCTTTTCGGCTGGTGTCAATTTTGACCCTGACACCGTTGCGTGCCCTGCTGGCAGTTAACGGGAATTTCTGTGCACCATCCTGTGACCATTTGCGTTTCGTGCCCGATGGAAATCGTGGGTCGTCATAGTTTGACTTCATGGCATCGGTCATCTGTTTAGTGATCATGCGAACGTTCGTGTTAAACGCTTTACGCATTTCAGGGTCAATTTTCCGCAGTGCCTTAATGGCCTCCTTAACGCCCTCAACCTCTGGTGTGCCTGCCATGTTTAACCCTTGCGTTTGTTCAGAATTTCAACCACCGTGATGTAGTCCCTGGTTTCAAATTCTATGTGATGGGGCCAGTAGCCGACACTCACTAACAGTTCTGCTAGGCCTCGGCTGAAACTGCCCCTGGGGTAGGGTTTTCGGTTTCCTCACTCACGATCTCTAACTCGATCAGACGCTTAACGAAATCATCAAAAATGGCTGGCACAGAAACGTTCTGCTGCTTACAACATTCGTAAGCCATAAACGCTAAATCCTCCATGCCGATTCCGTTCGCCATGTCTGATGCCTTGCGTTTAAATTTGCGTTCCCATGAAACGATCACGAACAGGTTCGTGCTGAGTTCTATGGGGCCTTGACCTAAATCGATGCGTAGGTGCAGTTTCATTTGTTCTCCTATGTCGGGCTCGGTTGCTTATTGAAAACTGTTTATGGGGTCGTAACGTCACGGGCCCAGGTGCCACCAGTGAATGTGACATCAACTGTGCCGAGTTCACCGACTGTTGCGTTAATCGGTGTGAACGTTGCCAGCATTGCGTTCGTGATGGTGTACTCAGGATTAGTTGCCGATTCGGTCGTGCCAGCAGGACTGATGACCAGAACGGTGCTGCCCTCGCCCACCATTGAGTTAAGCACTGCCTCGACTTCAGTGGCACCGTATGAGAGAAACAGGGTCAGTGTTACTTCTACGGACTGCAGGCCCTTAGTGAAACGATGACCAGTGTCGCCGAATGCGGTTGATTCAAGGCTGTCATAGCCGATGGTGATCGTTGCGTTAGTGCATTGATCGGTCAGGTCGGTGGTGGTTGCACCTTGCGTGACGTTGACTGTGGGGTTACTGAGGTAGGTGGTGGTGGCCATTTTTTTTCCTTAGGTCAGGTTCGTAGTGAACCGATTCTTACTGTTAAGTCATAACTAGGCAACTCTTGTGAACCGACCACACGCAGTGTTGGCTGGCCCGAAATTATTGCTAGTTCACTGTTGACCAGAGCATCGACTGTGGTCAGTAAATAGTCTGCACTGTCCTGGTTGCCAGGTGGGGGTGCCAGCACTCGAATGGTGATAGTGATGTCGGCGACATGGTTAGTGAAATTTGTGAATGTTGGTAGTTCAATTTCAACGCATAACGGTCGCAGGTTTCGTGGGTCGGTAACAGGTTTAAAACCTAACGCTGTCACTGTCGTAACGATTTTCTGAATCGCCTCAGCGAACACACCTGTGGCGGCCATCATGCAACCTGTGAACGATTACAGCCCAGCAGTTGCATGACACGACCCATAGACATCACAGGTGCAGTGCCCATCCCGTCGTAGGTTTGAAATGAGTCGATGCTGCCACGTTCCCTGTAATTCATTGCCGCATAGATCACGGCACCGAGCGTGACATCTGCACCAGGGCTGGCGTTCATTTCGTCGCTGTAGCCAGCCTCTAAACGTTTCCGATAGCACCATGCGTTACTGGCGGCCGTGCAGGTCGCTAAGAATGCTGTGTCGTTCGCTGTCGCTGATGCGATACCGAGAAATTCGGTGACCTGGCTAGAAGTAATCCACGACACAGAAATTGTGTAGGTGAGTGTGCCGTAAGGGTCGGCCGCTGATCGTTCTAGGTCGGTGCCACCATCAATGAATAGCAACTGGTTCAGAATGATTACGTCGTAATCAAATATGAAATCGCCTGATTCGCTGAGACCTACAAATAGATACTGGGGCACAGCCACCAGGGTGTGTGTGCCGTTCAGACTGTGCCCCAGCCCACTCAGGGAAAACGACTGCCCGACAGCAATGTCGGTTTCCTCGAGAGTTTGAACGACGGCGACACCATCCACTCGCTGGTGGTGCGTTACTGAATAGGTCGCCATCGTTCGGTTTCGTCTATCAGACGAATGCAGCCTTAATGAACTTAGTGCTGTCCACCATTAGCGTGGAAAAATAGCCACGCCATGCCACTTGCCTGGTCAACTTGCTCGGGTTGTCGATCGTGATGGCACCCTTAGGGGTCTCCCAACACTCGAAACCAGTGCTGTCACCGATCAACAGTGTGCCACTGGGCAGATGGCGGTCAACGACAACACGCAAACCGAACGCATAGCCAGCATCGGTGCCTGGTGACAATGTGCCGAATGCGTTCATCGGGCCGATCTGCGGAAACAACGGGCGACCAGAGTCGTCACTCAAATTTCCTAATGACTGCCAGCGGTTTGGTGCCATCACGAGAACGTTCGGCAGGTTGCCGTTTGAATCGGTGAGGATGTCTGCAGCGGCCTGGTAAATCCATGCGGCCCACACTTCAGGCTTAGCGATATCGGCGGCCGTGAAGTTGTTCGTGTTGGTGGTTGCTGCGACAAGTGCATCGGCTGCAACGTTGTCGGTCGTGTTTGCGTAAACACGGGCCATGTCGTCAAGCAACGCACCCAAAATTTCGGGGCTAGACCAATCGATCGAGGCCTCTGACAATTCGACGTATCCACCGTAGATGCCCTTAGTGACTTGCAGATCGTCTACTTCAAATTCGCCTGCAGTGATGGTGGTGTTTTCAGTGACTGCACCCTGCGAAACGTTGGTGATCACTTTCGGGCGAATGAACACCTTGCCTCCGCCAGGCATGGCACGCACGCCCATAGCGTCAACAACAGGTCGCATACCCACCAAATTATTGTAGATAGGTTGCACAATCGGAATTGGCAAGATGCCAGGAATATCGGAAGTGCCGACATCGGGTGCAGCGAATTCGTGAATCTTGTCCTGCATTGCTGCGAACGTTGCACCGCCCTGGGCGAATGCACTGATGTATTCGGCTGGGGTCGGCATTTTGAATTCACGACGGGGCTGGGCCCAGAGTGTTTGTGTGGGGATTACGGCAGGTGCCGATGCCTCGGTGACTGCAGGGGTTTCAATGTTCACTGGGTTTTCCTGTTCTGTTGCTGTTTCTGTTGGTTCGGTTTCCTCAGGGGCTGAGGCTAAAACTGTGTCTATTCGGGCCTGCTCGAATGCCGGCACAGCCACTAGTGATAGTTCATGCCAGGTGGCTGATTCCACTATCATCGTGCCTGATTTGTCGTAGGTGAATTTTTGTGGCACCACACCGACTGACACCGCATCGATCGCACCCATCAGTAGCAGTTGCATTTGGTCGTTTGCATCACGGGTGTCTGCGAGTTTCGCTGTAAAAAGCATTTCGGTGTCAGTGCTGACACGCTCGGTAACTAGCCCAAATATTTTGCTGTGATCATGGCCGCCGATCAGTTTTGGTGCACGACCAGATTCAGACAGTGAACCTTTTTTGAAAAGTACTTTTGTGCCCATCGAATCAGTCGTGACGACATCCCAGGGAACTGCCGTGCCAGTGATCTGACGCTTAGGTTCACCACTGGCCTCACAGTCAATGCTGAATCCACCATTTTGTAATTTGATCATGCCATGTCCTCTGCAGGTGTAGGTGTGCCAGCACGCTGATCGGCTGGCATTTCTTGTTCAATATCTGCCAGTGAATTTTCACCGAGATAATCATCTAAATCGAATTCAACGTGGCGACCCTTAGGCAGAACATTGTCACCACTTAACGTTTCCTGGATGCAGTCCAAATAAGGCCGTGCACCGAACAGATACAAATCTTGCCGTGCCTGCTGTGCGTTCTGGTATGTCATCCCAGTACCTGCTGGTGCATTCACCAGGTAGGCAGGAATGTTTGCGACACGTGACAGTTCTACTGCTGCGTGCTGTCGGCTTTCGATTAATTGCATTTTGTCGGGCGTGCCGTCAAACGGTACGAACCGCACAAATTCGTTTAATGCCCCAATGGCGTTTCGTTGCCGTGCGGCCGACCATGCTGCAGCCAGTTCTGCTAGGTCGTTCGCATCCATCGGTTCACCGCCTTGCTGTTGCAGATAACCAGCACCTGTTTCGTTTGTAGCGAATCGGCGTGCTGATTCGTCTAGTCGCACAGCGATATCGATCGCACGGGCACCTGTGTACACCAGCCCTGGGCCGATCGGTGAAATGAATTGCACTGTGTCCTGTGTGGGGACTTTTACGCCGTTGAAATAGACAGCATCGGAAGTGCTGAAAATTTGTGGGCCTGGCATATCCTCGTAAACAGTTGAACCTGCAGGTAGCCAGGTAAACGATGCAGGAAAACCTGTTGAATATCGGCTGGTGATCGCCCAGGTGCAGCGGCCGTACATCATAAGATCGCTGAGGGTTTGCGACATGATGAAATTTCGTGTGACTCTCGGGTCGGGTCGTGTAAACCACGACTCGCCAGGCACATAAATTTTCTCGTATTCCTCGCCAGTCCATTGCAGGGTGTATGACTTCAAATCAAGGCATCCGACCATGCTGGCCAGTAGGTCACGACTGCGTGAGATCGTCGGCACTGACAGTGCACGCATTTCCAGTGAACCAGCCTGATAAGCAATGTAGTTACCGACCTGGGAACCACCGCCACCGATCGCAGCCTTAAGGCTGGTTTCTGCTGGTGCTGGTGTCACAGTCGGTTTACGATTAAATAGGCCCACACAGACAGTTTTAATGACCTATCTGGTCAGTTTCCACTCATCGTGCAGCGAACGCTGGTTTACCCTTAGTGGTTGGTTTGCTGGCGAGTGCGGCCGCCCACACCATAGACCTGCATAACTCGATAGGCCCTGGGCTCTTTTTTGATGACAATGCGACACCCACCGACGATTTCGCCATCACTGACCTGGTGACGTGTTCAGCCAGGCTGATTTCGCCTGTGTGCCACAGTTTGCCCTCGATGATCATGTTTCTCACTAGGGCTGTGTACTTCAGCAGTTCGCCGTAACCCACTGTGATCGTTCGCCGTCTCAGATCGGGTGGGGTGTGAATTTCAAGTGTGGGTGTCACGCCCAGTTGAATCGTCGGGTCAGACATAATCCGATTTACTTCAGCCCACATTGCAGATTCGGTGTCAACCATGAACGCAACTGTGACGATCGTGCCGGCCTCGGTTGGTGCTGCACGCACGCCCACATAACGTGAATCATCTAGTGCACTGTCGCAACACAGCCAGCCCCCTGCAGGCATCGGTACAGTGGCCAGCCTGTCGGCCCACATACCGAACGGTAGCCACGACTGTGCAGCACTGACCCACAGGTTCAAGTGTGCACGCATGAATTTAGCCTTATCTGGCATTTGATAAGCAGATTCGAGTGCATCCCAGGTGATCGTGTGACCCAGTGCAGGGTTCGCCCAGGGCCACCATGCCCTGTCGGCTGTGTTCACACCTGGTGGTGGTGACCATGATGCGAAAAACAGTTTTGACACCTTGCCCTGGTCTATGTCGTTGATTCCTTGCGACTCGATCTGTTGCATGACAGTGGATGTCTCATCACCTGCGGTTGACCACATAGACATCAGGGGTGAACGCCTAGCAATCATGGCAGGTTTAAAACTTGAAAACACTGCCTCGGCACCCACCGACCACAATTCATCAATGAGACACAAATCGATACTCATGCCATGTGCAGTACCTGAGGCCGCCGACACCTTGATCATTGAACCATCAGCGAATGTGATGGATTCCCGACCAAACGACCAGAACGCCTTAGCACCAAAT